GCTCGCCGCGGAGCGGTTCGGGTCGCACCTGTTCGCGAACGGGGTCAGGCCGAGTGGAGTGCTGACGCACCCGCAGAGGATCAGCCCAGAAGCGACGGCTTCATTGCGTGAGCAGTTCGCGACCAAACACAGCGGGCTCGACAATTCCGGGAAGCCCCTCTTGCTGGAAGAGGGGATGAACTGGGTGGCCCTTTCCATGAACCCGGTGGATGCCGAGTTCATCGACTCCCGCAAGTTCCAGCGGACGGAGATCGCCGGCATCTTCAGGGTCCCGGCGCATCTCGTGAACGACTTGGAGAAAGCAACCTTCTCCAACATCGAGCATCAGACTCTGCAGTTCGTGGTGCATGCTCTGCGCCCCTGGCTGAAGCGGTGGGAGCAGGCGATCAACAGGGACCTCCTGGCCGATAGCGAGCGCGAGGACTTCTTCGCTGAGTTCCTCATCGACGACCTCCTGCGCGGCGACTTCAAGGCCCGCATGGAAGGCTATGCCATCCAGATCCAGAACGGCATCCGTAACCCGAACGAGATCCGGGTGATGGAGAACGCCAACCCGCGCGAGGGTGGCGACGAATATTGGAAGCCCAGCAACATGATGGGCGACCAAGCCACAGCGACCGCTTTGACCGCGAATATGTCCGAAGGGACAAAGCGCGCCCTGGCAGCGCTGCTGAAGGACTACCTGCCGCCGGTGGCGGACCCGACCTAACATGGATCAACGCCATGGATGCGATTGACATTGCGGCCCCGCAGGGTGAGCGCAAGCGGCTCTTCTTCGCCCGATCGATGGGGACCTCGTTTGACGTCCGCGCCTCTACGGATGCCACGGAAATCGACCTTTACGACGAGATCGGGTTCTGGGGCACGACGGCCAAGGACTTTCGCGACCGGATCAAGGGGGCGGGCGACATTGTCCTGAAGATCAACTCGCCAGGCGGCGACGTGTTCGATGGGATCAGCATCTACAACGATCTGCTGGCGCATCCGGGCCGGGTCCGGGTGGAGATCACCGGGCTCGCGGCATCCATCGCCTCGATCATCGCCCTTGCCGGTGACGAGGTAGCCATTGCCGAGAATGGCTTCTTCATGATCCACAATGCATGGACCATCGCCCTCGGCAACCGTCATCAACTGGCGGATGTCGTGAGTCTGCTGGGAAAGATCGATGATGCTTTGGCCCGCACCTATGTGGCGCGCACGTCCATCGGCATCCGATCCGTCAAGCAGATGATGGACGATGAAACCTGGATGACTGGCAAGGAAGCCCGGGAAAACGGCTTCGCTACGGAAATTCTGGGCGCTGAAGCGCCGAAGGCGCGCTTCGACCTATCCCTGTTCGCGAATGCCCCCAAGGCCCTCGCCTGGGATGAGAGCGAACCGGAAGAGTTCAAGACCATTCGAGATGTCGAGCGACGGGCCATGCGGGACGCTGGCTGGTCGCGATCCACAGTGCACGCGGCCATCCGCGTCATCAAGCGCAGTGAAGCAGAGCCACAGCGGGATGCTGGCGAAGCTGATCTCACCCATTTGGCGGCGGCCCTCATGAAGGCCCGTCTCGCCGCTCGCTGCTGAGGTAGAAAAATGCCTGTTGAGAATGCGGTGATCGAACAGATCACCAAGGACATTACCGCGTTCGGCTCGGACATCACGGCGCTGAAGAACAGCACCCAGTCCGACCTGAAGGCGCTGCGCGACGCCATCGATGAGCAGGGCAAGAAGATCGACCCTCTCGTCACCGAGAAGACGGACAAGCTCGCCGCTTCCGTCGAGAAGAAACACGAGGCCCTGGAAAAGGGGCTGAAGGCGGTCACTGACAGCCTGGAGAAGCACGAGGCGGTGCTGAAGCGCCCCGCCGGCGGCGGGTGGGCCAACGACCCCGCGGTCAGCGACGCGAAGGCGGCCTTCAACTTCCACAAGGCCAAGCTTGCCAACGAGGGCAAACTGCACGTCAGCACCAAGATCGAGCCGGACGAGGCCGCCTACAAGGCCTATCGCGAGGCCTTCGCGCCCTATATGCGGGCCCGTTCGGATGGCGCTCTGCCGCTTCAGGTACAGGCCGCCCTTCAGACCGGCTCCGATCCCGACGGCGGCTATCTCGTTCCGGTCGAGGTGGACAGCCGGATCATCAAGAAGGTCTACGAGACCTCGAACCTGCGCGCCCTGGCCACCGTGGTCTCCATCTCCGGCAAGGAACTGGAGATCCCTCGCGACGAGGGCGAGTTCGGCTTCGGCGGCTGGGTGGGTGAGACCACGGCGCCGAGCGAGACGGCGACTTCACAGTTCGGGGTGTCCAAGATCGCCGCGCACGAGATGTTCGTGGAGCCCCGCGCATCGCAGAACATGCTGGAGGATGCAGGCCTCGACATCGAGGCCTGGATCGCCCAGAAGGTCGGTGAGAAGATGGGGCGCATAGAGGCGACCGCATTTTTCACCGGCACTGGCGTGAACCAGCCGCGCGGCCTTCTGACCTATCCGGCCGGCACGGCGAATGGGCAGATCGAGCAGGTGATCTCCGGCGGCGCCACCTCCATCACTTCCGATGCGATCTACAATCTCGTGTTCGCGCTGAAGGACTACTACACCGCGAATTCCCGCTTCCTGATGAAGCGGACCACGGTGCGGGATGTCCTGAAGCTGAAGGACGGTCAGGGCAATTACCTCTGGCAGATGGGGGACATCCGCGGCGGCCAGCCGGCGACCATCCTCGGCTTCCCGGTGGAGCGCTGCGAGGACATGCCGACCATCGCGGCCTCCAGCCTTTCGGTGGCATTCGGCGACTTCCGTGCCGCCTACACCATCGTCGATCGGCTGGGCATCACCCTGCTGCGCGACAACCTCACCGCGAAGCCGTTCGTGAAGTTCTACAATCGGCGCCGCGTCGGCGGCGATGTCGTGAACTTCGAGGCGGTCAAGCTGATGGTCACTTCGGCGACCTGAGCCACCTGAAGATCGAGAAGGAGATGGCCCATGGCCAAGCACGACCTCTACAACAACATCGGTGTGGTTACGGCCGTGGAGCCGGCCGTGCTCACCGCCACCAACACGTCCGCGGCGATCGACCTGCGGGGCTTCGAGAGCGCCACGGTGGTGATCAACACCGGGGCCATCGCCGGCTCCGGCAATTTCACGCCGAAGCTCCAGGAGAGCAACACCACCACGTCGGGGGACTTCACCGACGTGGCGGCCGGAGACCTCCTGGGGTCGTTCCCGGCCGCGCTGGCGGCGAGTACCGCCTACAAGGTCGGCTACCGAGGCACGAAGCGCTATGTGCGCACCGTTCTCACCCTGAACAGCGGCACCTCGATCGCGGCCAGCGCCGTCATCGTGCGGGGCCATGCTGCGCTGGCGCCGGTGGCGTGATGGCGACCGTGGTCAAGCCGTTCCGGTGGTCGCCCGATGGGTTTGCCACCGAACAGCTCCAGCCCGGCGATGAACGCGAGTTCGGCCGGGCGACCGCCGGCTTGATCGCGGAAGGATATGTTGCGGCGGAGGCAGCTGACGAAACGGTCATCGCCCCCGCTCAACAAGACGAGAAGCGCCGGCCGGGACGGCCGCGCAAGGTGGCGGAGTGACCATGCTCGCCCCAGTCTGCGTCACCCCGCCCGCCGAGCTGCCGGTGAGCCTGGACGAGGCTAAGGCCCACCTGCGGATCGATTTCGGCGACGACGACCCCTATGTCATGGGGCTGATCTCGGCCGCGACGGCCCATCTCGACGGCTGGTCCGGCATCCTCGGCCGGGCGCTGGTGACGCAGACGTGGCGGCAAAGCCTGCCGGCATTCCCGGGATGTGGCGTCATCCGCCTGCCCTTAGCGCCGGTGCAGGCGGTGACGGAGGTCACCTATCGCGACGGGGACGGGTCGGAGCAGGTGCTGGACGCAGGCGTCTATTCGTCCGTGCTGGTGGATGCCCTCGGTCCCTATGTGCGGCGGTGCTCCGGCTGCTCGTGGCCCGCAACGGCACCGATGGACGACGCCGTTGCGGTGACCTTCACCGCGGGATACGGGGGGCCTGGAGAGGTGCCCCAGGCGATCCGCCACGCGATCCTGCTCTTGATGGGGCACTGGTACGCCAACCGGGAGCCGGTGAACATCGGCAACATCACGTCCAATCTGGATTTCGCGGTCACCGCCCTGCTGGCCCCTTTCCGCCACGTCGGACTGTGACCATGCCCTGGGTGCGCTTCACCGGCGCCTTCGACTTCCGGCCGACGCCGGTGGTCACCCTCGCCTTTCCCGCCGGCGCCGTCCGGCTGGTGACCACGCCCTGCGCGCGGGCCGCGAAGGCCGCCGGGGCGGCGGTGGCCGCCACCCGAGAGGAGATCGCCGATGCCAGGAGCCGGGAGCCTCAGGGAGCGCCTCGCCTTCCAGCGCCGCAGCGTCGGTGACGACGGCTACAACAACGAAGTCGCAGGCGACTTCGAGACCATCTTCGTCGAGCCGGCGGGCATGGTGGCGAAGGTGGGCGGCGAGAGCGTCATGGCGGCGCGGCTCGTGGGCCGGCAGCCCTACATCGTCACCGTCCGCCAATCGGCGCGGACCCGGGCGGTGACGCCCGACTGGCGCATCGTCGACGCG